CCCCTTTTATTAATCTAAAAAGACTACAAATTCCGTAGTCGTATAATAACTATATACCAAACCAACAAAAATCAAATGATATATAAATATATATCCCTATTTTTTAACATTTACCTATTTATTATTAGGTAAAAACTATGGCAAAAGACTATGAAATATTCGAGGGAAAGACCCTTTCAGATGTATTCAAAGACATCTATGATAATTCCAAAACCAATAAAACACAATTAGAAGTATTGATGAAAGAGGTAGTAGGGTTTATTAAAGATGGCGATACTGCCGTGCAAATAATTCCTATGCTAAAAGAGTATTTAGAAATTAATGTCAAGAACGATGAACAACTTGTTAAGTTGGCAACAATCGTACAAAGAATTACAGCAGCTGAAAAACGAGTATCTGCTGATGAAGGTGAGTTCGGATTATCAGAGCAAGAAAAAGAACAATTACTGAACGCAATAGAATCAGATGTTCAAGAGTTACAAGTGAGAAAAGACTCAATCGAGTCAAGTATTAAAAAGGAAAATTAATGATAACAATTAAGAGGGATGGTGGTGGAGAATCATCTCCCACAAGTAATAAAGTGATGACCACCGATGATGTCAAACTTTTGATAAATCAAATTTTAGGTGAAACATTTCAATATGAAATAGAACCAGTTGAAGTCAAAAGTTTTAATCCTGATGGAAGTATTGAGGGTAGATATTGTGTTTCGGAACACGATAAACCCATATCAGAGCTTCAAACATTTTTGCCATTAAATCAAAATGTAATACAGTATCCGATAGTTGATGAAATAGTTCTTGGATTAGAGGTATTTGCAACAATAGGTCCTGACAATAAACCAGTAGGTAAAAGATATTATTTTTCAGACTTGAATCCTTCACCGAGAAGAATTAATTCACAACAATCTAATCTTAGTAATACGAGTAGTCCTAATAATTTAAGAAATTCAATTTTTATCGATGAGCAAAATGTAAGAACAGATGTAAACGAGGGCGATACAACTATACAAGGTAGATTCAATAACTCAATAACATTGAGTAGTAATCAGCCAACACTCAATTCACCAAAGACAAATATACAGAATGGTGACGGACAAGTTCTGATGACGCAGAATCAAAAGGTTGACTATTCAGAACCAACTAATACTTTGTCTACGGAAGTGGGAATAAATAAAGATTATGATAAACCACAAATTGTTTTTGACTCTGATAGAATTATGATAAATGCTAAGTCAGATGATATTGGTATTTTCGCAGAAGGCAATATATTTATTAAAGGAAAAAGTGTTGATATCAGAAATAATCAGCAAGTTAAAATAGTTACTAAACAAATGGTAACTGATTATACAGATGGAGTAAAAGAAGATTATAACAAGCCAGTAGATGGCGATACCCGATTACTACCAAAGGGAAGTATTGAATTGGCAGGGTTGATGAAACCAATGATAGATACATTTAAAGCAGACATACAAGCATTAGCATATTTGATACTACCACCTTCACTACCGAGTGGCGCACCAAACCCAAGTTTTATGAAAGGTATGAAAATAAAATTTGACAATATTAAAAATATGAAAGAAACAATAGATAAGTTTACTAATTTAGATTTTTTACCAAAACACGACTTTGAAACCGTATCGGTAAATGAATTTTTTAAAGAACTTGGATTAAACAATTTATCAATAGATTTTCCAACAGATGATTGGAATACATTTTTTGATGATGTAGAGGGAACAAGACAAAAAATACAAGACGCTCAAGATAATGCAGCAGCTACAAAAGCCGCTGTTGTAACTTTAAATTCCGTTTTGGGTGCAATTAAAGGTGATAGTTCTACGGAAGAAGTCACCACAGATAATGTGATAGAAGCACTTGATGCTTATGAAGCAGACCCAAATAGTTCACCAGTGGACACAACAGATATACGGGCAGTTATTGCAGACGGAGCTTCTAATGAAAATTTAAAGGATTATTTTGAAAATGGTGGTTCACCACAACTTGATGACTTACTTGGTAATGCAGAAAATGCCGAACAAGAAGCTCAACAACTGAACCAAATATTAAAAATTATGGAAATAGCAAAACCAGCACAGGAGCAAAAATGAATAAAAATAAGTTAAAAAATATAATTGAATTAGTTGTCCGTAAAGAAGTTAAAAAACAACTAAGTGAGATATTTATTAATGAACAAACAGAAGAAGTCAAACTATCAGAAGTGATTTCTACACCAAAACAAAAAGCTAAAAAAAGAATAGTTAAAAAGAAACAATACTCAAAAAATCCAGCATTAAATGAAGTATTGAACAATACCAATCCATTAGGAAAAAGTCAACAAGACGAGTATCCATCATTGGGCGGTGGCGTTTTAGGTTCTGACAATATGGCAGAAGTATTGGGTTATGGAAATTTGGGTGGAGTTCAAAATAAAGAACGAGCAAGAGAAATGGCAGCAGTAGACACAATCAAGAAACAAGGTGTTTCAGTAGACTCAGTTCCAGAAGGCGTACAAGATGCGTTAACTCGTGATTATTCTGGATTGATGAAAGCAATTAATAAAAAGAAAGAAGGTCATAGACCATAAAAAATAAATGAGCGTAATAGAAATAAATAATAATGAAGATAAGTTTGTTGGAATAGGATTTCCACTCGGCTTTAATGTTGAGGGAAGATTGTTCAATCAAACAAAAACCGTATTAGACCAAGCAAAATCTAATCTAAGGAATTTACTACTTACCACGCCAGGCGAACGAGTAGGACAACCAGACTTTGGTTGTAATCTTATAGATGTTTTGTTTGACCAGAATATAGTAGAGATATCAAATAGGGTTGATGAAATCATAAGAGAAGCAGTAAGTCAGCAACTACCTTACATTTTAATAAATGATATATTTGTAAGTAGTGCAGTTGATGATTCAAATCAGTTGAATATTCAATTGGAATTTTCAGTAACATTAGACCCCGATACATTTGATTCATTATTAATACAATTTAATACCGCAGGAGAAGTATAATGGCAAGAGAAATAGATTACGGAACAAGTAAGAAAGTAATGAAAAAGGAAGTAAGTTATCTCGGTAGAGACTTTTCCGACATTAGAAACAATCTAATTGAATTTGCTAAAACATACTTCCCAAATCAATACAACGATTTTAATGAAGCATCACCAGGAATGATGTTCATTGAAATGGCAGCGTATGTTGGGGATGTACTGAATTACTATGTTGATAATCAATTCAGAGAAACAATGTTACAACACGCAGAAGAAAGAAAAAATATATTAGCAATCGCTCAATCATATGGATACAAACCAAGTTTAGCAACACCTGCCACAGTAGAGCTGACGATTGAAGTTGATGTTCCTGCAAAAACAATTGGTAGTGGAGCTTCAGCTACATATCAACCCGACTTAACTTATGCCGGTGTTATTGAAGCAAATAGTAGTGTGTTGGCAGGAAACGGAACAGAGTTTAATTTATTAGATGTAGTAAACTTTAAAGTATCAAGTTCGTTGGACCCAATGGAAATTGAAACACTACAACCAACATCAGGTAATATACCTACAAATTTTAGACTAAGAAAGAACGTATTAGCTAAGTCAGGTAAAAGAGCAGTTGAAACATTTACATTTACATCAGCCAAGAAATTTGACAAGATAGTTTTAAAGAATGCAAAACCAACTGAAATCATTTCAGTAACAGATAGTGATAGTAATAAATTCTACGAAGTTCCGTTCTTAGCACAAGATACTGTGTTTGATAGTGTTGAAAATACTTCACTAAATGACCCAAGCTTATCAACATACCAAAATGATACACCATACTTGTTAAAGTTAATTAAGACGGCAAGAAGATTTACAACTCACATTCGTGAAGACGATAAAATGGAATTAAAATTTGGTTCAGGTGTTAGTGAAAATGCAGATGAAGATTTAATACCAAATCCAGATAATGTTGGTTCATCATTAGGTTTTGGTGTTTCAAGATTAGATGAGGCATTTGACCCAAGTAATTTTTTGAAAACACAAACATTTGGATTAGCACCAAACAATACAACACTTACGGTTGAATATGCTTATGGTGGAACAATAGACCATAATGTAGCATCAAATGATATTACAAGATTTAATAGATTAACCTATACATTAAACAAAGCAAATTTAAACCAAGCCAACGCAACAACATCAGAACAAAGTTTGAGAGTATTTAATGACTTACCATCTTCTGGTGGTTCAAGTGGCGAAACTCTTATTGAAATAAAACAAAACGCATCTGCTTATTTCAATGCACAAAACCGAGCAGTAACAAGACAAGACTATATTACAAGATGCTATAATCTACCACAGAAATTCGGTAATATAGCAAAAGCATTTATTGTTCAAGATGAACAATTAGAAGTAGGACAATTGGAAGTTATCGATGGTAAAATAAGGCAAGTCAAAAATGATAATGTAATACCGAATCCATTAGCACTAAACTTATATTGTTTAGGATATGATACTAATAGAAAACTCGTAGCACTAAATACAGCAGTCAAAAGAAATTTAAAAACATATTTATCACAATACAGAATTTTAACAGACGCAATCAATATTAAAGACGGATATGTTATTAATGTTGGTGTAAGATTTGCAATCACTACTAAACGAGGAATGAATGCAAATGTTATATTGAGAAAAGCAATTGCACAAGTTAGAGAATTCTTTAGAATTGAAAAGTGGCAAATCAACCAACCAATTATACTGAGTGATTTAGCATATCAGATTTCATTAGTGGACGGAGTGGTATCAGTAGTTCCACCAAAAGATAATAATCCAAATAATGATTTGATAATGATTGAAAACAAACATTTAGTTTCAGGTGGATATAGTGGAAATGTTTATGATTTACAAGCAGCTACAAAAGACGGAGTTATATATCCTTCAATGGACCCAGCGATATTTGAAATTAAATTACCCAATACAGACATTGAGGGTAGAGTAGTAGGAGATATGTAATGCATTATTTTGAATTTGGAAGAAGAGACGCAACAATTTATTCAGGTGGAACAACAGCTTCCATAAATACTGGATTTGACGAAATATTAGAAATTAATAAAGTTGTTAATGATAATGGAACAATTGGAAATGTTTCAAGAGTATTGATTGACTTTGATTACGCATATATTTCTGAGTCAATACAAAATGGTAGAATACCTTCTACTGCAAAATTTTATTTAAATTTATTTGACGCAACTTCAGAAGAAGTTGAAGCATCACAATCACTACACGTTTATATGGTTAGTGGTAGTTGGAAACAAGGAACAGGAAAACTTGACCACAATCCAGTAACTTCAGATGGAGTAAGTTATCAATATAGAGACCACGAGAATGAGACACCTTGGGTAACAGGTTCAAGGTTAGACGATGGTGGTGCCTGGTTTACTTCAAGTATTAGTAGTCAGTATGAAGTTAGTTCTTCATATTCCATAAGTTTTGATAAAAAAGATGTTAGAGCAGATGTTACAAGTTTGGTTAAAAATCATATTTATTCAAGTTCAATATTTCCGAACAACGGGTTTCTTGTAAAAAGAAAATCTAAAAGACCAACCACATCAATATTTGCATTTAATTCTGGTAGCGATACAACAGCTGATGAAGCAAGTTCTACTCGATTAGGAAATTTAAAATTCTTCTCAAGAGAAACTCATACAATTTACCCACCGAAATTAGAAGTTATGTGGGACGATTCAAGTTGGGCAACAGGAAGTTTATCAGCATTGAGTTCAACAGACTTAGAAAGATTAAAAGTTTATTTCCAAAATATTAGACCAGAATATAAAGAAAATTCAAAAGTTAAGTTAAGAGTAGTGGGTAGAGAATTATATCCGACAACTACATTTGCTACAACTCCAGCAGAACTAAGTATAAAATATTTACCAAGTGCATCTGCTTTCTATTCAGTCAAAGACGCAGAAACAGAAGAAACAATAATCCCATTCGGAACAGGTTCAAAAGTAAGTTGTGATAGTACAAGTAATTATTTTAATGTCTGGATGAATGGACTACAAGCAGAGAGAAACTATAGATTTTTAATTAAGGTCGTTAGTGGTAGTGGAACAACAGACGAACAAGAAAACTACTACGATGATGACTTTGAATTTAGAGTGGTAAGATAAAATGCCATATTCACTTGAAGAAGCAAAACTTAAATCTGACTTTTATAAAAATCAACTTGATAGTGATTTAATAGAATTCGAAAATAGGATTAGAGATTTAAAATCTAAACAAACGATATCAGGTTCAGCTGATGCGAATAAAACATTACGAGATGAAGACGGAAAATTAATTTCCTTTCAAAGCACTACAAATGTATCATCTTCTGCAGAAACAGATTTTGAAAATGTCAGAATACCAAATGAACAACAATTTTTTGCAGGTGAATTAGATAATTCCTTTACATACTATTTTCAACCAGAGGAGAGTTCCGCCACCGATACAAATACTGAACAAGACGAAACTCAAGAAGAACAAAATGCACAAGTTGAATTCCAAGCAACCAATAGAGATTACTTAATACAATTTGTAAATGTATATTTTGATGAAAACTACACACCACTTATGTCAACCGAATTACTAAATAATAAAATGTTAGATTTTTTTAAACAAGAAGGAAAAGAAGGTGGAAAAAACGCTGATGGGTGGGTAGGATTTAGACTTAATAAAAAAATTGGCGTTAAAATGTTTACAAAAAAAGGAAAAAAGGGAAAATTGTTCGGTGGTCGTAGTAGTAGACACAACTATCGTTCTTTAAAAAAAGATATAAATGGTTATCAATATAATGATGTAATTAATAGACAATTATACCATACCAGACGTGGACAAGAAATATGGTTAGAACTTGGATTTACATATGTCAGCTAACAAAACTAAGAAAGACGCAAGCGAGTAATGAGAGAATACGGATTTACACAAGCAGAAAGAAATACATACTTTGACCAAACAAGAGTGTATAGTAGTTTCGGTAGAGATACCCTAAACGATTTTATTGTGCTACACGTTTACACACCAGACTCAGTATCGGATGAAAACGCAACTCTATTAGGAACAAAGATTTTATCATTGGGTGAAGTGGAATTTAAAAATGGTGGTAACTTTATAGATATCAATGTTGGACAACACCTTAGAGATATGGGACTGACCGAAGGGGAATATAAAGTAGTTTACAAGTTCTTAAGAAGATTGGCTGGTAGAGAAAGAACGATACTCGTAGATGGAAATGGACAAGTTTGGACAGGTGATTATAAAGTAAAAATTATTAATAATGTAAGAAGATACTACACTAAAATGTCAGGTGATAAGACATCGGGTACAGATAAAGTGCAAGAAGTCGAACTTTTTCCAAAAGATTTAAAATATGTTTTAACAGAAACTTCTCCTGATAGAACAGAGATGAAAATAGAAGTAGATGATAAAGTTTCAAACCAAGAATACAGAACTGACTTTAAAGAAATTAATCAATTGATAGAATACAAACCACTTACTATAAATGGTGCAGGAGCAGTAAAATTTCATCAAAGAGACCAGTATCTTTTAGAATTTGATATAGATGAAAAGGATAGAGGATTTACTCAAAATATGGTTGGAGCAGAAATAATAATTCCAAATATGTATAAAATTACAGGTAATGAAGACACCACAAATGATGACATTGTTGACACATTTGAAGAAGAATTTGGTGGAAACTTACAGCAACAACTTGACGCTGGAGCTGCAACAGATTTCTTAGATTATACGGAAGCAGAATTAATTGAAATATTACTAAATGACCCAGACCCAAATGAGAGAGCATTGGCCGACGGAGCATTACAAGAACGAGCAAACGAGCAATACTAATGGCAGAAGAAAGAAAATTTATAGGAATAGAACCACAACAGACTCGAAGTGTTGGTGGTGCTTCAACTAAAACTAAAGGTCAAACTAAAAATTCAGTTGCTGAAACTATTACGCAGATTTCTCAACAAGTGGTAGAACAACCAGCACCGATAATTCAAGCAACGGTAACAACCGAACAAACACAACCCAACACTCAATTAGAATCACCACCTGAAATATTAGGTGATGTTGAGGATGTAAGAACAGAAACTATTGATATATCACCAGACTTAAGTATACAGGTTGAATTACCAGAGACTGGTATAGCGCCAGAATTCGCTGGAATAACCACTTCTGACTTATCAGAATTTGTTAGGTTCGATAATCGACCAAAACCAGACCCTACAAAATTAAAGGTAGAGATTAAAAAAAGTCCATTAGATGAACAAGGTGGTGCTTTAGCACAAATAAAAGAATCAATTGAAATTAAAAAAGCTAAGTCTTCTGATGAAACTATTATAGAAGAATTACGAGAACAAGCTTTTGATGTAATTAAAATTGGAACATATTCTAAACCAATTAAAAGTCAAGTAACAAAATATCCATCAGAACCACAACCATTGGGAGTTGTTGTTGATAATAGTGTTAGACAAACACTTGGACAACAGATTAAAAATGCAAGAGGAGCCAATGGAGTAACTCAAGTTATTGGACCAAATGGTATTGTGTTGGAAGAAATTAGTCCTGACGGGAAACTTGTTGTTGACCCAATCAAAGACGCAGGATTTGACCCATTAGACCCACCAGACGGCGTAAAAGCATTAAGAGAAGAATTTAAACAATATGTTGAAAGTGGACAAGATGAAGCTTCTACATTTGATACTTCACTCGGTTTCCAATCAAGTGAGGAAACAAATAAATTATTAGAAAAGGATGGTTTAGAAAAATTAATTGCAGTCAATACAACCACTCAAGAGATTGAAACTGAAAGTGGTGTTGGCTCATCTACAACTGCAAGAGAGAAAGTAACAACGGCAAAGGATGTTGCAGTAAAACTAAAAGCAAGAGACTATCGAGCTACCATTACAGAAGTGTTGGATAGTAATCGTATTCGTGTTTCACTATCTTACAATGACGGAGTAAACTTGGTAAAGCACGTTGGAGATGATGACATATCCAAGAAATTTCCAAATTGGAAAGTAGTTTATAGAAAAAATAATTTAGAAAGATTTAAAACATATATGGTTAAAGACGACCAATATTGTTTAGTTACAAATGATGTATTGGGTGTTGATGGAAAATCAAGAATTGTAAAAACAAAACAACCACTTCGTGATAGTGTTAGTTTACTCGATAGACTTTATTTTGTAGAAAAGAGGCTGCCAGACTTTATTGATAATATTAGATTAGAACCTTATATTGAGCAAGAAAAGGAAGGAATCTATATGAGATTACCTAACTTTGAATCGGAACTAAAGTGGAATCCAACATTAGATTTCCAAGGAACTAATTACAAGAATCGCGATAATCTCGTTAGTGATACAACAAAAGATACAGACTCGATAGAGCAAAAAATATTATCTCAAAGTCTATTAGATATTCAACCTAATATTGATTATCAAAAAAGAACGACAAGTTTTGATGATATAAATGATAATGGTTTTGGAAACTTTGTAAATTTCTCAAGTGCAGAAAGACGGGTTAATAATTTTAGAGAAAAACTTAGATTAATTGAGAGTCATAGTGCAGCAAGCGCATCATTACTATCAGTATCAAGTTCACTTTCACAAGTACAATTCTTAGAAAAGAAGAGACAGAGAGTTAAAAATTCATTTGACCCATTTGAACATTATATGTATTTTGAAAGTTCATCTTATGTTAGTTCATCAGAAGGACAATTCCACGATACAGCTTGGCCTAAGTCTACTGCAACATCACCATACACACTATATTCAATAACAAGCTCACAAGCTACATCTTGGTATAGTAATATGATATTAAGTGCTTCTACTTATGACCAACGAAATATGAATTCATTGAGAAATTCACTACCTGGACACATTGTCAATGATACAAATAATAATGTATTCTTAGAATTTATGGATATGGTAGGACAACAATTTGATGAAGTATGGACATATACAAAATCTATAACTGATGTTAATATGAGATTTGAGAAGTTGTCTGAGGGTATATCTAAAGATGTTGCAAGAGAATATGCAAAATCACTCGGAATAGACTTTTATTCCGGTAATAATTTACTGAACTTACCCGAGTACCTATTGGGTAATAATACAGATGGAACTTCATTGTATGAATCGCCACAAGAAAAAGTTACTGAAGAAATATGGAAAAGAATTTTAGCAAACTTACCTTTCTTTATAAAAACAAAAGGAACAGAAAGAGCTATTAAAGGTTTACTAAGTTGTTATGGTATACCGAGTTCAATATTAAGAGTTCGTGAATATGGTGGACCAGATAAAGGAACACGAGTTAGTTATGAAATCAAAAGAAAATTTACAAGAGCAACAGACTTTAAAGCGGGTCAATTCATTAAAACACAATGGAAAACAACCGCAGGAACATCAAGATATCCTGAAACCGTAGAGTTTAGATTTAGAAGTCCACATAGTGTTGGAACATCTGGCTCAATGGCAATATTACAAAAAGGAAGTGAGTGGGGGATTTCTTTACAAGACAATGGCTCAACAGATGACTATGGACACCTAAAGTTTACCATTAGTGGTTCCAAGGGAACACGATATATTACTTCATCTTTACAACCATTCTACAATGACGATATGTGGAGTGTGATGTTAACACGAAAAGCTGGAGCAAACAGAACAGATGGAGCAACTCTTGGTGGACAACTTCCAAGTGATACCGCAAAAAGTCAAAGTGTGTATGAACTAACAACAAAGCAATATGATTCGACAAGAAATACAATTTTATTCCAAGATAGTCAAAGTCTAACATCACATACAGCAAGTGCGGTAGCAGACCCAAATAATATATCTGGTAGTCAATTAAATGCAGCGTTTACGGCAAGTGGACACGTATTCTTAGGTGGTAGTGGTAGTAGATTTGGAACACAATTTAGTGGTTCACTAATGGAGTATCGTTTGTGGTCAGAACCATTGAGTTCAAGTGTATTTGATAATCACGTTAGAACACCAAAAGCATATAACGGAAATAGTTATTCTTCATCATATGACAATTTATTTGTTCGTTATGAATTAAACGATAACAAAAATTTACAAACATTTCCTACATTATCTAATGTAGCACATATACAAACTTATGAAACAGGTTCAATAGGAGCTACTATTAATGGATTTACAGGCAACTTTTCAAGAACATTGGTTGATAAAGAACAATTGAGAGTTCCAAATGTTGGCCCTAATCGTAGAAACGCAACTAAGATTAGAATTGAGGACACTACAATCACACAACCACTATTACCAGATAATAGAAAAGAGAAATCTTCACAAGATTTTGCACCAATAGATAGTAATAAAGTTGGTATTTACTTTTCACCAGTTGATGTAGTGAATGAAGATATAACATATAGTGTAGCAGACTTTAACTTTGATGACTACATTGGTGACCCAAGAGATGAATTCAAAGTTCAATATAAAGACTTACGAGATTTAAGAGACGAGTATTTCAAAAGATATACTTCTGCAAACAATTTTTGGGATTATCTGAAAATTCTAACTTACTATGACGCAAGTATATTCAAACAATTAGAATCACTACTTCCTGCGAGAGCAGATTCACAAACGGGTATTTTAATTGAACCAAACATATTAGAACGTTCTAAACAAATTATTGGAGATAAACCAGAATTTGATAATCGTTATTATGAAAATGCAAATATATTTGAGGACGGAATACAAGTGACAAGATTTATTAGTGGTTCACCAGATAATGTAGTTCAAACATTTGGTAGTTATGATACTTATAATGGTGGAGTCAATTTGAATGACTTTGGTTCAGGTTCAGATGCGTTGGGTGTATTAGGTGTTCCTTCATTAGTTCATTTGGATAAATTAAATCCAAAACAAGAATTTGGAACTTTATATGCAACGGCAAGTGTTACTGTTGGTGGTATAAATGACCACTTTACACAAGCATTACAAACCAATGTATCACACTCAAGAATAGCAGAACACAATGAAGAGAGAAATTATTTTTATACAAGTGATGGAAATGCACTAAGGTTAAGTGGTAGTTATCAATACTCTGCTTCAAGAGTTCAAAGTATGGCACACGATACAAGATTATTTAGAGCATTTTATCAAGGAACAAAATTAACAAGAGATAACACAATAGATGGTGGTGAGCCAGTTGAAGTAACAATTGTAGCACCAACTACATTAGTAACACAGGACTCAGAACAAAGTAAACTAAGAACAGAATAAAAAACATATGGAAAACTTAACTTTCTTATATTTATTAATGAATAAGAATAGTTATATAATTTCCACAGGAGTAAAACAAAATGGGATTTTTAGATAATACGAGTATAACAGTAGACGCAATTTTGACAAAAAAAGGTCGTGAACTTTTGGCAAGAGGGCAGAACGAATTTAAGATAACAAAATTTGCATTAGCAGATGATGAGATTGATTACAATCTATGGGACACAACACATACTAATGGTTCAAACTATTATGGTGCGGTGATTGAAAATATGCCTTTATTAGAGGCGTTCGTAGATGAAAACCAACTTATGAGATATAAGTTAACAACACTTCCAAAGGAAACAGCAAAACTTCCTATCTTGGAAGTTCCAAATGCACAATTGACTTTCAATGGAGCAGGACAAGTTCAAACCATATCACCAAATACAAGAAATGGTGTAGATAAATCATTTACATTTGTTTTACAGAACTCAGACTTAGCAAACATAACACCAGAAGGTGGTGCTTTCGGTGGTGGTGGTAGAGGAGCAACTACACCAGTATTTTTAAACGAAGCAGATAGAAAACGCTCATTGACCATAACTGGAAAATCAATAAGACTTATTTCAAGGTCAGCAACAACAGAAACTAAAACCAATATTACAGTAATAGGTAGAGAAACAGGTGCAACCTTTAACATACCGATTACCGTAAAAGCAGACCCAAGTAAATTATAAGGAGTAATAAGTAATGTCAGTATTTCAAAGATTTGATAGAGAAAACGATATAGTTGAGAATCAAAGAACAACAGTTTCAAGTGGACTTTGGTCAGGTGGAACAGGAACTTTAACAACATTTTTCACGGCATCAGCAGATGCCACAGCGCATGTTAAAGATGTTTATAAAACAGACCCAGCATCCGATACAGCAGCAGAAGTTCAATTTGCTATCGGATATGCAAGTTTCGGTGGAAGTGGTTCATTAGGAAACACAACCGATACAACTGCAGGAAACAGAGAATCTGCAGCACTATATAGACAATTTGCAAATGTCTTATTACCACCAAATACAAGTAAATTTACTTTTACAGGAGCAACTTCAACTTCAGATGATTTTTATTTTATATCTTTTCAAAGAGCTCGCATGAGAGAAAAGATTGACCCAGGAAATTGGGAGTTAAATCTTGGTAGTGGAAGTTTATTACTTCCAACAGCCCATAGAGGAGATGCTATTCGTTTAATAGATGATAGTTCAACAAATACTTCGCCTGATGTAAATGAAGGTGGAAGAGTATTTAATGTCGTTAGTGGTTCAGTAGCAAGTGGAGTTGCAAATGCAGCTACAATACAAGGACCAGGCGCTTACGGACTATTCTATCCTGACTTAGGTTTAATGTTATTAAATCCTGCTACATTAGTATCCGCATCCATTGTTACTTTAACAAGTACAAATGCAAACGATAATAATTCTAAAAGATTTTTTAATTCTATCGTGAGTGGTTCAGGAACAGTTGGAACAGGTAAATATTTCGCAGCTCGTCGAGAAGAGGAAATTAGTTCAACAAGTTACTTCGTTCGTGTAAACAACAAGAAGTTTAACTTTAGTTCTAATCCAACTTTCTTTACTGGCTCAGATGGTTCTTTTACACAAGGAACTTTCTTCAAAGACCCTAAAACTTTTATCACACAAGTCGGACTTTATAATGATAGTGATGAGCTATTAGCTATCGCTAAATTATCAAAACCATTATTAAATTCATACGCGAGGGAAGCTATTATAAAAGTGAAACTTGATTTTTAGGATTTAAAAATGCTAAAAAATCTTGACCCAAAAGATATTTCAATTAAACCTTTCAAGTCGTTTAAGAACTTTACTTTTACCAATAACGATAGTGGAAGTGGAGTTTGGTTGATTAGGGCTCGTAGTGGTTCTATGTTCAGTTATGTCAGTTCATCAGACTCAACCACAACAATAACATCAGGTTCAACAACAACAAACTATTTTGCACTGCCAACTTGGCACACAATCAACAAACTATTTTACAAGGATACTTCTAACCCATTTAATGTTTTTGGTGGTTACGATAGTACAAAACAAAATAGAGAACTTCATACATCAGCATCAATTATTAATGTATCACGAGAAATTTTTGGTGAAGAAATAAAACCAGAATCAATTAATTTAAGTTTAACCACAGATGGTAAAACATATACTATTAAAGATGACGGAGATGGAAACCTATATGACAATACATACTCAGCAAGTTTTGCTGCATATAAGTCAAGTTCGTTTGATAGTAGTCAAGGGGTATCATTAGCATCAGCCACTCGTGGTAGTGGTTCAGAAGTCGGTAATGTGTTTTATTCACAAGGAATATTAGCACTAACTGATACAGGTTCTTATGCAAGAGATGTTACAGGTTATACTCTAAAATATAAATCAACACAAACTCATTATGAATATGAGTATAGATTAACTGCTAAACCATTTGAGTTTAACGCTACTACAAATATTAGCGCTACACCAGGTCGTAGTGGTAGTTTAACTCTACCATTAGGGACGGTTTCAATGTCTAACTTTTTACCACCAGGTGATAGACCGAGTGGACAAGGAACAGGAAGTTTAAAAACTTCTTACAATGCAGCAACCGAATCACTAAATTTCACAACACACTCAGAGTTTAGACCTTATGTTACACAATTAGGATTGTATAATGAAAATGAAGAACTATTGGTACACGGAAAACTCGGAAGACCCATCAAATTATCAGATGATTTCGAAACAACTTTTGTAGTCAGATTTGACTCGTAATCTTTACTAATCTTATATTTATTACTGAATAAAACTCAACGGAGAAAACAATGTTTCATTTTATGAAAAAAATGGTTATGACGGCAGTTATGTTTGGAATGGTTTTTGC